TCTTTAACCACTCCAACGACTCTATAAACCTGTTGTTATAAAGAGACATCAAATCAGCCTCGCCCTTCATAAACGTATACGCTTCTACAAGACTTCCGTATAAAAGGCACAACTCTGCGTTAGTCCCAAGCCAACTCGTGCCATCGTCTGATGCTGTTATTGATTGCGGACGATAAAAATAATGGAGTTCCATGGTGTAGTTTGCGTCTGGTGTAGGAGCTAAAACCAGGCTGTCATCATCCCAGTCACCGTAGTATCTAGGGGTTCCTGTTGTAGCTGGGTTGGGTGTGTAATCCTGCAAGAACGTAATATGTTTGTACTCAAGAAACTCGTTAGCAGAACTATTGACAACGCTTAAAGAAAACGGGGACAAAAAGTCGGTTGGTTTTGTAAGAAACTTAACGGACTGAGTAGCAGATCCAGTGACGTTTTTACGAAAGTCGTCAAGTTGGCACTCTTTGAGAATGCGCTCTTCTGCATTTAAAATAAACCGGGTCAACTGACTTACAAAAGTGCTTTCCGCATTGTCTGTGTAGTCTTGAATTGCCGTTTTTAAAGTCGTAAATGTAAAAGCCATATCATGCACTCACTGTCACAGGGCCAGCAGAAACAGTTCCGCCACCACCTTGTACGTCGCCGGTTCCAGCGGTCCCGCTAGAAGCAGTAAAGCTATAGGAATCATCGTTTATTTTTGTAATCGAATAACCACTTGAGTTTTCAAGAACAGCCTCCGTAAAGCCATCAAAGTTCTCGCAACTTCTAAACCTCACCGTATCACCCGTACTTCTTCCATGTCCGGGTTCATTTGCTGTAATAACCGCTGAACCACTACTTCCCGAAGTAAAGGGATTAAACGCAAGAAGAACAGTAACAGCAGGTTCTGTTCTATCTGGCCGAGGGTTTCGTAAAGCCTGGGGGTCTGCTGGGGTAGCCACCACCGTAAGTTGGGGTTGTTTGGCCTCCCACTCATCTTTTCCGACAAGCATCCCGGTCCATTCTTTACGCATGTCCTTTAGCTTGTAAGCCGCACCGGACCTGTCCGAAATCCCCATGGCGTATTTTTCCGAAGCAAACCTGCCCATCAGGAAACCGCACTTAGAGAATTGTAGGTAGGAACAAGAGTTATGTTGGCCTTATCCCGATCTTCTTCAGCGGCTCTTGTAAATTCTTCTTCATACAATGCTTTTAAAACTTGTATTCTGTCTGGGGCTCTTTTTAAAGATATGTAGTAAGCCAAACCCGCAGCAAGACATGGATAAAACCGAAAGGGTATTTCCATTGTGTCCACCGAAGCGTCCGCATCATCCATGCGAACAAGACGATCATATATAAACTGGTCCGTGCTGTTCTCTGGAACAGGCCATACCGTAACAACAGGTGTGATCTGTCGGTTCACATAGAACTGAACAGGTCTTCCTGTAGTGGTCTTATTGGCAATCGCCAAGTACTCATCGCGACTCACTCTAGTTATGGAAATATCAGCATCGTCTCGCCTTATGACGCCAGAAAGAATATCTATTGTGGCTTGTGTGTCTTCCAAAGAAACCACTGCTGTAGTGGTGGTAGTAGCCGCGCTCGTTCCCCCTGTGATTGTTTCACCAGAAGTAAACGTCCCAGAAGGTACAGTTATTGTCATAGAAGTAGAATCCGGTTTTGTGATCACAGAGGCTGTTGCTGAACTTGTCCCGCCTGTGATCGTTTCACCGATAGTAAAGCTACCGCTGGCGCTGACGTTTAGGGTAATGGTCCCGACAGGGTACTCAGAAATGTCTTTCGCAAATGTTTGCGTAAACCTTTTCATCGTCCATCTGTTTAAACCCCGGTTAGCCCAGTCAGCCAACATGAGGTTCAAAGACCTACGCGCTGTTTTGGCGTCATACCCAGTGCGTAACTCTAAACCGCAACGCTCAAAGGCTTCTTCTATGTACTCAGCTACATTAGGTTCAAAATCTTTGCTTCCAGAAATAGCCATTATTCACCAAACCTCTCGTGTTAACCCCAGAGGGCTGTTTTTATGGCAACTCCCAAATGGCTAAGAACCAAAACACCAACCGTCCATAAAATCCTCTGGAGACCGTCAATGGACTTCTGTATGTGGTAAAGATCATTGCCTTTGATCGTATCTATTTTCTGGCAAAGCAACTTTATCTCTCCACGAAGCTCAAGGATGTCTAACTCATTCTTGCGACTTAGCCCATCCTCCATTTCCCAAGATCCTATGAGTACTGCTTTAAGCAATAAAGAACTATTGAATAAGTATCTCCACTGCTATGCCCAATGGTCGTAAGTTGTATATCCCCTGTCTTGCCACCAGAGGCAGCAACATTTGGAAGACCACTAATATCAGAGTAGTCTAAGGTATCGGAATAATCAGCAGGGAGTTGCGCTGCAATAACGTCAGTAGAGGCATCCCAAAGAAGCTTGACGCCCATACCAACATTAGTGAACACAATCTTTTGTATACGAACTCCTGTGCAGGCTGTTCCGTCTTGCAATTTTGAAAGTTCAGACACATCTACTTTAGTTACAGCAGCTTCGCCTGTACCGTCACTTGTGTTAGTGCAATAAACAACGACAGTTTTTGGTCCGTCTATTACATTCGTAGCAGTTACAGCATCAGCCATGTTTTAGTCCTCTACTATTCAAAGGGCGTTGCTAGCGTACCGTCACCGTGCAAAAAGGCTTCACAATGCCAGACAGCCGCCGTAGTCGCCTTCAAACGAATAATTCCACCAACTAACCATCCTTGTGCCGCCGTACCGAGGTCAATCGTATCATCATCACTAGCATCTGGAATAAAGGTGTTGGTGTCCCCAGCCGTTGCTGGATCAAAAATTTGTGCAAAACCAGAATAAAGATCACTGGCGTTGTCCGTATTGATCTGCCCAGCCCCAGTAAAGGTGGTTCCTACAATAAAGGTGTAGTGCAACCCTGCTGCTGCTGTGGGCAACGTAACAACGATACCCGCTGCGCGGTTAAGGGTAAAAACTGCACCGGACTGGGTTGATTCAACGCTGTATGTCGCATCTTCTACTGAAACAACGTTGTCGTATGCAGAAACATACCCAGTAGTGGTTATGTTACCGCTGCTATCAATGTCAAGATTAGTGGTAACTGCACCAGTTCCAGAAGCAATTGAGATTTGTTCAAAACCGTTTTCGGATCGAACTGGGCCGTTAAAAGTTGTGTTTGCCATTTTGGCGTTCCTCCTTACAAAGGTTTAGTTCTAGCGTCTTGTAAGAGTCTGCTGGGTCAGTCGCTAGAGCTATAAATCCCAGGAAAAAGGGGAGGGGAAAACCCCTCCCCTTATATTGAGCCGTTAAGCCCCAGGTGACCCAAAAATGCCACGGGGATCAGACCAGCCAAACGCATAACGTTCGCGAGCCTTATACCGCACATTCCCGGTGTCGAAATCACCTTCCATGGATGTCCTGACAGCAGTTCTATTGAACCCCTTCAGGCCGTTGGGTGCGTCGGTCATAATGAACCACGCATCCGTATCCGTGAGGAAGTGATTGACGGCATACCCTTGAGGAATCATTCCCATGTTCCTGACAGCATTGACATCATTGTCGGCGCTACCAGGTCGTAGAGTTGATTCAAGCAAGCGATCCGTCGTAAACTGAAGCTCCTTCGGAACGATCAGTTTTTGCCCTTTGACAGCCACTTTCAGGCCGCGCTCATCAACAAAAGCTGCGATATCAATAAGAGCCTGCTCTAGGCTGGTCTCATTGAGATCGGCTGCTGTTGAAAGCTCGTTACGGAAAGTATTGCCGCTTACCAAAGTGTGCGCGGTGGAACAGAGTTCCAAACCATCGCCACCTGTGTATGTGCTGTCAAAAGCGTTGTTAAGAACCGAAGCGGCCTTAACTTGCTTTGTCTGGCTCATACTACGAGCAAGCGCCTTTGTGTACCGACCCGCGAGTCGATCATAAAGGTTGTCCTCTATAGCTTCTTCCGTGATGGAGAAAGCCAAGGCAATTGTTTCCATGGTGTAACGAGCCGTGTACGCTTCCTGCGCGTCGTCAAACGACACCGCAGTCCCTTCAGATTTGGTAGGTGCCGAACCGAAGCCGGACAGCATCACCTCTTCTTCAAAGGCACGATCAGAACTTTCCATCGAAAATATCTCTTCGTGTTCACGGT